GATGGGAACGGCAATAGGCAAGACACGCTTACGATCTGTGTAAATAACGCCAAACCCTGCCTGCCAGTTAAAGGTGCCTTTTGTGTAATAAGCCTGACGTGTGTCCATCATGTGGCCTACTTCAAAGCCTACTAACCTAGATACCTCTAAACCGCCCGAGGATTGCGTATAAGAGGAGATTCCTTGCCTGTGTGTATGTCCACAGACTACGCTCTTTCCGTGTCTCTTAGCGGCTTCTAAGGCTGTTATGCCCCCTTGTGGCTTTGTGCTCTGCTCATCGCCATGCACCATAATCCAACTAGTGCCGGGAATCTCGTATGGTTTTTTATGATACTTGATGCCTAACTCTGGTAAGCGTAGAAAATTCTCTATTTCTAGTTCAGGTGCGCCTATTAGTCCAGGCAGTCTAGTAGAAATGGAGTTAAAGAGCCGCGCTCCGTGGTTAGATCGTGAGAGCTGTGTGATTTGCAGGTCATACATGACATCAACGCACATGTCTCGGTCTGCCCCGATGGTCTTGGAGTGTTCATCAAAGCCTGAACTCCAGCGACTAATCGTTTGAAAGTCAATTTCATCACCGACACAAAGAACCTCATCCGGCTTAAACTTCTTAATAAACTTTGCTACGTTGGCTACTGCTTTTGGGTTGTGAAAGGGAACTTGTAGATCACTTATCACGACTATTTTCAAGGTTAGTCCTCGTCATCCTCATAGGGAGTGAAGTTTGGATTGTCTGGGTCAAAGTCAATAGGCGTTGGAAGTAGCCACTCTGGGTAACTGGCCTTGTCCATAATCATTGCCATTGCAATATCTACAGTAAATCCAGCCTTGCGCAAAGCCTTGTAATACTCGTTCAGCCCGATGCAATACATCTCTAAAGCTGAGTATGTATCGTCTTGAACTTTAACCTTGCGTGCCATAGGATAAGTGTTACCTATCTAACATTTCTATGATGGTATCAACACGCACTTCTAATCTGTCAACTTGATCGCGTAGTGATGAGCCACCATTGGTTTTAAGTTCGCTTAGGTAATGCTTAACAAGCCATCGAACTGAGGCCACGAACGCACCGACAATAGTTACTAGGCTGACGCTGAGGGCAGCCCAGTCTTGCGCTTGCATTACTTCTGAATAACCAAAACAGATACTGCGTGCGTGCCAGCGGTAGCAATAGCGTAAATAGCGTTGGTGTGGTTTTGAAGCACAACCTGGTCTCCAGCGTCTATTTCATATCCATTGGCAGTAGTTACATCTGCGCCACCAATATAGATTTTGCCGTTAGTTGCGTGTAAGTGAACTTCCTCAGCTGCTAAGTCATTGGCCACGATGATAGATCGTGTTGTGGTAATTGTGTATTGTGCGCTAGAGATTGTCATTTCTTAGGTGTCGCATATCCAAAGACACCGGCAAGGACAGCCCATAGCACAGCGCGATAATCAAGTGCAAAGTTACTAGCTGCCCAAGCAGACAGAAAAGCACCTGCGGTTAGGAATAGTGGGTGTTTCATTATTTGCCTCCTAGCATAGGTATTTCAAAAAAAGAACCATCCGTGTCAGCCTTACCTTTATTGAAGGAGACGTGGATATGGCTTGTGTGTGGGTTGATTCCACTGTATTTACGCCATTTCCAATTAAGGATTCGGCTAGCGATTTTGTGATTATGAATGACATAAGATACTCGTTTAGCAGGATCAGACTTCGCATATGCACAAATTTGATTTGCCAGGTAGATACTTTCAGATTTGTGGTCTGTGAGGTCTGAGTCAATATCAAGGGCACGAACCCAGCCCTGAGCATCAGGCGTATGATCTGATTTACTGTCATGCTTAGCGTCTCCGATCCAACCGTCAGTTCTACGGTCGCGGTTCGGATAGGTGTCATCTATTTGCTCACGCAGCTGAATTGCGCTTTTACTCAGACGTGGTTTCATCTGTCAATTCCGGTGTTATCCATTGGCAAGTTTCCTCATCAAATCCAATAGCATCTAATGGTTCAGGTGCAATAAAAGCATCACGGGCTTCATCGTAGGTATAACCGATTCCAGCGTAATTTTTTCTAAAACCATTTGTTTTAGCGTTGTATGACGTGCGCTTGCAGACTTGTCCTCTAAAGTTTCCATACCAAGTTTCGGTATCTAAACCTTCAAGAAGTTCTGTTTCGTCAATTCCTGTTATGACTCCAGTAACTATGTTGTTTTCATCTAAGAATGCGTAATGAGCCATTAGATTGACACCGTTCCTGTTCCAGCTGTGAATGAATAAACCTTCTTGCCAGATGGAGTAGTTCTTGCGTAGGTTAATCCAACGCCAATAGTCATGTCCGGAAGTGAGTCTGCGTAGGAAATAATGACAATACCAGAACCACCATTTCCAGTTCTACCACCGCCGCCACCGCCAGTATTTGCAGTTCCATTTGTTCCGACATAGGTAGGATCACCGCCGCCGTTTCCACCGCCGCCTATTCCACCAGCCTTTGACCCAACTGATAGATCACCAAGTCCACCGCCGCCACCAGCATAATAAACTGAACTTCCTGTAATTGAAGATGCTGAACCTGCGCCGCCTTGACCTAAATTAGCACCAGTTGATGGGTAACCTACTGCGGCTTTACCACCACCGCCGCCACCAAATAATCCCGAGCCACCTGCGTTACCTTGTCCAGAAGTTCCGGCACCGCCAGTTCCACTTGTAGATGGTGAGACATATCCACCACCGCCGCCAGAACCACCACTTAAACCGTTTTGATTGCTAGCACCGCCGGATTGGTTTGCACCACCACCGCCGCCACCAGTTGACGTAATGCTTGAAAATACTGAGTTTTCACCATTTGAACCTCGAACTGAACCTGCGCCTGTTCCTGCGCCGCCTGCGCCTACTGTTATGGTCACTGAACCACTAAATGAAAATGCAGTTGCAGTAAGCATACCGCCAGCACCACCACCACCAGCGCAACCACCGCCACCACCTGCTACAACTAAATAATCTACTGATCTTGTTGGTGGCGCACCGGAAGCAATTCCAGCAAATCCTGTTATTGCGTTACCTATCATTAGGCAATCGATCCGACCACATACCAAGTATCTGTTGCAGTCTTGATGCAAGCAGCAGTTTTGTATTGTCCTAAAGTTGGTTGTGCGGCAATACTTCCTGAGGATAAAACTGTGGTTGTGCCTGAGGTTACTGCTTTGATTGTTGTTACTCCTGCGCCTTTATTCAATACTGTAATAACTGTGCCAACCGGAATAGCCGCTGTGGCATTGGTAGGAATTAGCAATTCTATTGCTGTGGCTTTATTCATTGGAATTAAATTTTGATAGCTGTCGGCCAAAACGAGCGTATAATCAACTGTTTTGTCGGCTTCAACGTCAAACGTAACTAAGCCATTAAACATTGCAGCTGAGAGAACGTCTCCGGTGCTTGCTGGAAATCCTGTTGCCATTTATTACCCCTTAATATGTCATTACTGACGTGCCGATTATACCGTATAAAGAACTGCCTATGATGAAAGAATCGATGATTGGCTCAGATGTTACGAAGGTGGTGTTCCAAGTGCCTGGAGTGATTTCGTGTGCCACCCCCATACATTGCAAGGTTTTGTCGATGATTGTGCCATCTTGCCCTACGTTCTTGACTCGGATGGTGTCGAAGAAATCTAGGGTCAAAGCTGCTGTTGTGCCAGCGGCGTAGTCAGCCGTATTTAGATCAAGAGTGAGGGAATCAACTCGAAGCGTTGTCTCAGCCCGTGTTGCGGTGTAAGCCTTTGCAATATCTAAAGCCTGAGCGTCTGTCTCGACTAGCAGGTCTGTGGCTGTGTAAGAGTGTGGGAAATACTGAATTTGGCTTGCTACGTTATTGGCAATCTGGGCTGTGCCATCTTTTCTAGTAATAGAAGTCTGGTTAATAATCAGCTTGTCATCTAATGCAGTAACTATGTTGCGGTAAGGGATGCCTGTGCCATCGTTTGAAAAGAATGTCGGATTAGCCCCCGACTTGCTTTGAATAGATGCACGACTAATAAACTTGGCATCTCCATTAGGCAGTAAATAGAAACCGCCCTGTTCTGAAAATTCCATATTTCTAATAGCTTGAAGCGATGTTCGAGAAGTGCCAGGATCGGCCTGAACGGTCGTTGAACCTGACTCTATATCTCGCATAGAATTTGGAAAACCAATCGTGTCAAGGATAGCTGTAACTCGTGTGCCTGTGGTCTGGCCAGCAGTTCCACCTGTAATTGTGGTTATGTTGGACATATTTAACAGACGGAAAGCATCTACAAGTTCTAAATCTACATAACCAAGATTTTGTTCTTTATCCCATGTGTAATTATAACTAATTGTGTAACCTGAAAAGAGAAAACTTTCGTTTGCTGATA